ACACTCTCTAAAAGCGATAGGGAAAGTAACTCCTGTTGAATTTGAATATCCCCACTGTAGAATTAAGCCGATGTCCCATTTACAATAACCATTTTGTGCCAGACTGTATGAAACTATTTTTCCCTGTGAACTCAACGCAGACAATGCAGTCATAACAAACTTCGTTGTAGCAATCTGATCTGTATTGGTGCCAGCATCTGCTGTTGGAGCCGTTGGTATGCCTGCGAAAGCCGGGCTTAATAATGCTGCTTTTGCCGCCAGTTGCGTAGCTGTCGCATAATATGCCGGTAACTGTCCGCCTAATTTTTCTGCATTATTAGCTAAAGCAGCAGTACCACCATCGGCTGGCAAGGTCTCCGGTGCCCAAAGCACAATCTTCAATACCGCACTCCCACTTTCAACAGTGCTACCAACTATTGATGGCCATATAGGTTCATCGGCTCCGAGTGTACCCGCCTGAGTAACCTTTGCTATGACCCCATTCGGCAGCGATGGCGACCAAATCAATTGTCCGACTACCACAGGCTTCTGCTCCTGCCACAGCATTTCAACGAAACATCGTAGAATATCGTTGTTGTTTTGCAAAAAATCCATCATAGCAGCCTGTGTAGTTGCACCTTCTTGTGCAACACCATTTACCTTGTTATAAACCTTAAGGGCATCACCCATAATTTTAAACTTCGGAATTTTTAAGGCTGATTCAGCCATCATAAAACCTCCTTCACAAATCCCTGCCAGGTCACATCAACAATTCCTGCGACAGGGTTATTATTTATATCCAACAGCTTGATCCTACAAGGATTACGACTGATAACCGCCGCCCTCGCAATAGTTACGCTGCCGGAATAATCTTGCACAGCATCAATCCTGACTGCTGTTGTATAGTAGTGTGGTGTTTGAATTTCAAGAGAAATACCTTCGATCGACACTTCTAAATTTTCAAAATGTTCTTCCCTATCCGGTACATCCACGATCATGACTAACGAACGCAATACAGATTCTTCAGTTGTATTCGACGGAGCAAGCACGCGGATCTGAATTACATCACCAGCTTTGACCTGAACCTTACAAGTGTACGGCTTGAATAGTACGGTTTCATCCGGCCAAAAAGCCCAATCTTCCTCATCCCAAAACGGAGCATCCGGAGAATCCCAAAAATTATTTTTGCCGGTAATCCTGTATTCAATTGCTGCTGGACCGCTGATATCATAACGTAGCCAAAATTGTCCGGAAGCCGGCACAACAAGCTGTGCATTAAGATAAAAGGCATTATACTGCTCACGCCAGAAAGCCCAATCAGGTTGTACCCAAAACTCGCATTCAGGATAGCCCCAGAAGTAAGACGATTGTGGAGCATGGATATATCCATCATCCAAAATAACGCCATTAGTAACAACTTTGCTCCATTGATCAGATGCAAAGTCCTCTTTGTAAAGCACGTTATCTTCAAGCGGATCTCCCAGATTCAAAACACAGTAAGACATACCCTGGCTTTCCTGCCCGGCGTTATCTACAGCTTTTATCATCACTGTATGTACACCTTGGCGCAGCGCTTGCGTTTCAAAAGGCTGCAGAGTAATAAAACCACTATGCAATTCGTAGGCAGCATTCCAATTTAAGCTATTACCCTGAATATACTTGATCTTAAAGCCAGCAATATCATTCGGGTTCGGATACTCAAACGTCCACCAAAAACGACGGGTGCCGCTCGAAAGTTCTTCGTGATCTAAAGTCGTGACATCCGGTGGCAACTCATCGATGCCTGCGGCCACCGGGCCAACGATAGTACCGGTAGACTGCCGGAGTTTAAGGACAGTAATAACCTTGACCATATACTCGGTAAATGGTTGCGTGTCGAGTTCGCACTCCATACCATATACCGACGCCGCAACCTTCCATGTACTGCCGTAATTATCAGAAAGTAAGACAGTAAAATAATCAGCCTTAGCTCCGTCCGGAAGTTGCCATGAAACAAACATCCTGCAGCATAACGTTCCCTGCTTATTTTTATAAGCAACCTGCCGAGCCTGAAGGTTGATAACGTTTTGAGCATCGTTATCTGTATCCAGTGAATAGTCCGGCATCGGGATCTCGTAATTCTCGTCGAAGATGGCTGCATTATATTCGAGCGCTGTAATCTGGCGCTGATACTCTCCATTACGTGAAATGCTTGTCACGATAAAAGGCTTGCACGTACGTTCTACCGGCCCAAGAGCAAAAATATCATGCACCTGCGGTGGATCAGCTGCATCAAAACCAGTTTCCACAGTGACAGAAACCATACGCCCAACAACATCAATACTGCTTACTTTCCTGCTGTGCAGATTGTCATTGATACTGCGATACTGGAATTGATAATCCAACGTCATATCAACGGTATCCGGATCAATAGCCAAAGTCACAACATAAAGGCCGTTATTTTGATAAATACGACCACTGTGGCTCCACTGCGGCACATCATGAGCAACAAGTATCTGATCGCCAACCATACAGCCAATAGCATCAATCTCAGCCGAAAATTCAACACTCTGCAGCAGCAGCTCATTGCACTTCAACTGATATTTTGCTTCACGGTACGCCTGATCCCAGCTGGTAATTCCATTGATCTGTATCTGCGTAGTTTTAGGGATTATACCTGGCTCGTCATAATTGTCGCCGTAGCAGGTCATAGTATCACGTTCATAATCCTTAGCCGCATTATTGAAAGTCAATTCGATAGCATTAGCGCGATCCTTCGTTCCGAGCCAGGTTTGTTTAAAACTACCAGTAACTATATTACCCATCGTAAACATCTGCACCGGCTGTGAAACATGATCCCAAATACAACCAAACCTGGTACCGAATTGCACAATTTTTCCACGACCAACAGGAGCAATGTCTGTATTTACCTGCTGCCAAAATTCGCCGACAGTCGCCATCTCAATGTTGATTTTTAAATTCATCTTATCGCAATGCTCTGCCCATTCCTCGAAACGGTCATACATCATCAGCTCTGCAGGTACACCACGAACGTCTATAACGTTTTGACCAGTACGAGGATCTTCTAATAACCTGGCACCGTGGCAATAGTCATAAGCAGCCCAGGCCGGATTATTAGCTTCTTTTTCCTGGTACCCAACAGACGGATTATAGACCAGGACTGTCGCGCGTTCTTTGATAAACGTCAAATTCGGCGCACTCCCAGAAAGTTGATTTGTGGCCAGTGCTTTAAGACCGATAAGAGCCTTGTTTGGATAAATAAAATCGTCATAAATAACGCTTGATACTGTAGTCCACCAGCACTTCACACCATCCCTGGTACTATTGGTAGCCGCGCTGCGTCCGATCACCGTTACACGAACTTCATATTCGCCAGCTGGGATATTATCGATACGAAAACTACGCCTAACCGCAGTGCTTTGTGCAGCGCTGACACGGCCATTCTTGGTTACTTCGGCAGTTGTGCTGTAACCATCACCTTTAGCCTGCATTGTTTGTTTATCAAACCTAAATGGTCCGACATTGATGCTTCCTGTTTCACCCGGTGAAAATGATCCGGAATACCAACCGAAAGTACCAGCAAAAATCCAAACGTCTTTAGCACTTGGCTTCCCGACACGAATTCGCCAATAAATTTGTTTAATAGTATCCCCATCGCTGTCTGTAGTTTCTGATTTCACCCGCTGCACTCTGATTTTCCAATTTCCAAGCTCCGCAGAACCATCAATCAACTCAGCATTAACTGGGTTAGGTTTTACTATGGTATAGCTAGTGACCAACGGCTTCCATTCACCACTACCGCGAAGCGCATAATCAGCATTGATATCTACCCAAGCGGTACTTAGATTGCCATCGTCATTGGCGTGATACAAGCCTTGGCTAAATTCCACATCAATTATGATGCCCTCGGTAGTATTGCCCGGAATAACATCTGTACGGTATTCATTGTTCAGAATTTCGTACCCAAGCGCACGCGGTGTGATAACATCGTTGAAATTATTTATTATTTCCTGATTGTTGGTACCTGGCCGAATATCAACAGTGACATCCTTATAATTTTCAATTGGATTATCATTGAGACTGACATTGCTGATCGTCAGCGGTCCTTCGCCGGCACAAACCATCCAATTCAATACCTGATCGTTATTATTATTGGTTATGAACTTAGCAATACTCTGTCCACCAGATTTTACCTTGCCGTAGGTTATAGCAACAGCATTACCTTGACCATCCATGGTCGTAATACCATTCCAGCTGTACGTTGGATCCTCTGTGGAATTGTTAAACTTTCCAAGAGATACCTTTGGCATTAGATATTTAGAAATCAATGTTCCACCAACGAGCATTATTCCCATTGCAGCTGCGTAACCCCAAGCCGTATTCACAGCAGTAGCAGCTGCACCCCATGCACCCCACGCACCACCAGCCGCAGCACCACCAACACCCATTGAAACAACGGTCAACGCAACCATGGCTACAATACCAAAAATGCTTTTGCCGCCCTTACCGACGACCGGATGAACGGTTATAAAAGCTCCGTCCATAACCAGCCATTGATCTGGATGCTTGACGATAGTACCGCTGACCTGGATGTGCAATTCCTGATCCGGCAGCAGGGTGCGGTATTCGGCGATATAGCTTTCAAGCATTTCGCCGGTACATTCCACCTGCTTTCTTGACCTGTCTTTATCCGGTTCGAACGGATTTTTTACAAAAACAATAGTAATCAAGGGCGATCACCCCACAAATTCATAGAATCCCTCAATCTGCTTCTGCCATGCGATAGACGTAATACTATCAACGCAGCAGCCGATTTTTTCACGTGTATGGATAAAGCGGCCGTTACCGATATAAACCCCAGTATGATTTACTACTCCTGGCGGCGAATTAAATCGCAGAGCAACCAGGCATGGTACCGGCAAAGTTTCTCCTTCTGCAATCCGGCGCCATTTCGTAGTAGCAACTTCGCGCCTCAGTATCGCATTGATCCTGGCTTTATCTGAACAGTCCGAATAATACTCACCGATTTCTTTTCCACAACGACGATAAATCTCAACAACTAAACCATAACAGTCAAGGCCAGACTTAACATCGCGACCTAAGTTTTTAAAAGGTACGCCTATCAGGTCGGCGTATTGAATTTCTTTAGACATATAAGCCTCCTTGATCTATACCCGGGAACCCGCCAAAGCGTTTACTGTTCCCGCGGGCCCGGCAATCTGCCAATGTATGATTACAGCCCTCAAGGTCAGACGTGCAGGCGCACTCTGGTCCTTTGTACCGAAAAGCACAATTATTTTTCTTGTAGGTATCCCACGGCCGCCGGGCCTGCGAAGGGTAGCTGTTGCCGAGTGAAAACGTTACCCACTGTTCAGATGCCGTAGCATCGGTTACGGAATAAACTTCCTGCAGCTCTGGTACCGGATTATCCAAAGCTGTCGACAATACGACATATAATGTTACCTTGGCATTTACACCACCACCGCCATGATTTAGCCAATACTCCATATCACGTGTTGTATTATCTACCTTCAGCTCAACGCTTGGTATAGATCCTGACCCGTCCTCTTTGACTGTACCAATCTGAAACGGGAATGCCTGATATAACTGATCGCACCAGTAAATATCCTCAGTATTTGCAACAACGTGAATATTATCTTCAGCTTCCAATCCCGGCAATTCTATCTTCAGCAAAATCAAAAAAGCGGTCCCACTGCATAATTCGTTCTTGGCAAGCTTGGCCAATGTTGATAATTTAATCGCCATGGCCTACACCTCATTCAGTGTTATAGACACCGTATAATAATGCAGCATCTTTGCTTTGATCTTCGGTGCCGATCCAAAACGTACAGCGTACAGTTTGCCTGATACCGGATCAGTCCAGTCAAAAGCTTCAGCACCAGCTTTTACAGTATTGCAGTAAAAGTCGACAAGCAGCTCTTTTTCCGTGTCCGGCAGCGAATTCCACTCGACAGTAAAAATCTTGCGAATACGTGTAAATTTAGGACGTGTCTGCTGGGATCCATCTTCATATTCTGACCTCAACGTTGGATCGGCCAGTTGTTCGTCCAGCGGATAATCAGGATTTCTAATTCCAGCTGGGAAAATATATTTTGATGCCATATTATCCCCCCTAATAAGTTGTGACAGCTGAACGCATCACATCACGGAATCCGCCTTCATTGTTTTGTACCGCCTTCAGTACGATTCCAAGCACAAGGCGTTCTCCATCAAAAGTTGCACTACCCTTGGCAGCTTGTACTGGTTGCCCACTTTCATTAGTGATGTTCACTTCGATATTTTGAATACCAGCATTACCGCCATTTAGAGCAGCTCTGGTTTGCTCCGCGGTATAAACACGTCCTGGCGTATTTAAGTCAAGAAGCTCTGGACCTTTTTCGCCAACAAGATACATTCCCCCAGGCGCATAACCGCCAGAAGCAAGTCCGCCCATAAAAGAGCTACCAGAATATTTTGTTCCACCAATACTAAAATAGGACGAATGAGAGAGAATACCGCCAAGATCAACATTGCCGCCACCCATACCGAACATGCTTGTAACCATGTTCATGACCAGCCCCTGCATAATGACTTTCATCATCGTATTCATAATACTGTTGGTCAAGTCTTTAAAAAGCTGGTCAGACATTTCAGAAAGCGATTTCTGTTCAGTCAACATATTCTGTCCAAAGTTTGTAAAAGTTCCCAAAACGTCATCTAACCCTTGCCGCATTGTACCCAATTGGTCATATTGCAGGTTTTTGATCTCATCCATTGCCGTACGCCAAGAAGCTGTTAAATCTGCCGATTGAGCATCCTGAAGATCTTTTGTTGCGGCAGCATACTCCTG